GACTGTAACGATACTCATTTTTTGTTCGTATAAACCAATTAAGTTGGTGCCGCCGGATCATTGTATACATATAGTAAAGGTACATTTAAAAAGAAAAGAAAAGAAAAATCTGTTCCTATTCCAAAATATATCTTCATATGTGATGAAAATGATCTATTAGCCACGTTGGATCTCTTACTAACAACACTAACAATGACATTGTCAATATTAGAGTCATCAAGTGAGTTACCCAACACAGCAGCATCCGGAGAACACTGACGCATTCTAAATCGCGAGTAGTACGGAAATTGTACTGCCAACGATTCTGAAGTGTTTACAGATGTCTCACATACACCAGGATTGGTATTAGGTAAATTGTTAACATAGAATCTTTTTAATCTATCAAAGGTAAAACCCCCATCTAGAAAAATTTGCCCTGTTTGGGCATCACCTATGCTAACAGTGCGTGGAAAACGTTGTGCATTTGTTAGGTATACTTGGAGCCTTGTGTCGTCACGTACTGTATCGTAATAATAATTTACAGCACCTCGACAACCTAAATAGCAGCCTGCAAACCAGTGATAAGGAGTATTGTACACCCAATTGTATCTAACATTAGCATTATTGGCCTGATTACGGGCCAAATCAATTCCATTTGGATCATATCCAGGAAATGATGGCAAGCGATTCAACGCACATTGAGAAATAACTAAATTTGCATCTGTGTCTCTATCAATAGGCGTTGCACGCCAAAGATTACGACGACGCAAAAGTGTACGTATATTGCGTACAGCTTCTCCAAAGTAAATTTCATAATTTGTGTCATTTTTTGGTACATCAACTCCCAGTTGTGTTGGTGCCTCTAAAGCATATTCATCATTTTGCAATGCGAAATACTTAATATTCTGTGGTACGCCTCTGGGATTAGCGAACTCCAAATTTTCAGCACCACGTACTGACACAAGGCATATAATTGGTGCAGAACTCACTTGTGATGATTGCACTGTGAAAACTTTCACATTTATATTGCCATTATCAAATCCTACACTCCTCGAAAAAACACCAGTGGAGTATGGAACTGTGGTTTGATTTTCAGTGACCCGGCAGTAACGGAATGGTTGCATATAAGGAACCCTCATTTCAACATCCGTTGTTTCTGCTATGTCAACAATATTAGTTATGGAAGTTGGTGTGGAATCATTGTTTGCTACTACATTGCCTGTGGGATCCCATGTTATTCGCACACGACCCCTATGGTATTGTGAGCATATGAAACGAAATCTAACAATGATATCACCTCTCCAATATTCAAAAAGTGAAGCCACATGTGCCATAGGGGTATTAGATAGGCGCACACCGCCATCTATAGCCCTCATCCACGGTACTATTTGACTTGTGAAAAGATTTGTGTTTACTGGATCAGCTTGATTCCAAGTGAATTGCGTTAAATAACTTTCACGCTGTACAATATTCGATATGTCCATTTCGTCCATACCATTTAAACCAACGACCCTAGGGTCAATGGTTAATTCCTGTTTCGGATCATAAGTTAATTTATGTTCCGGATAGGATATTTCAGAAGATGCCAATGTTGGCATGGTCTGAATGTACATTGGTTGCGTGGGATCTATGACAGGAGGGTTAGTAAAGCCTAGAATACTCGCAGCTTTACCAAGACCCTCGGAAAAAACGCTAGTCGCCTTGAAATATTTCCCAATCATTGGTAATTTACCTAATTTATTTGCTGCTGCTGCAACAGCACTTGCGGTCATAGAAACAGGACCATTCATTGTGTACTCATCGTTTTGCAACGCGAGTGCATATGTTGGTCCTGCCAATCTTACATTCTCAGCCCATGCATAAACTTGCACGGTAGCTGTTTGAGAAGTAGCCCCTGACGCAGATCTAAGAGCTACAATATCTTCTATGACAATATCACCAAAATTCTGCAACTCAGACAAGGAAGTAACATTAAGCCACTCCTGATAGTAATAAAATGGTAAAACCATTTCACCACCTTGATTTGTCTGAGGATATAACCATAGGTGAGGTCTCTGCGATCGCAAGACTGCAGCGTTTGTATTAACACCAGCTCCAACATTGTCAGCTGAAAAAGCTGTTAATGGTTCATACGAAACCAGTGCTGCCCCATACAAAAAGGGGGGGGCGTTTATAACGAATTTAAGCTTCAAATTACAATTCAAAAGAAAATAATTATCCAGTTTCCTTCGAATTTGCACTGTGTTAAAATATAACGCCCACGGTTTAAATGACGTAATGCCTGGAGAACCTTGCGCCATTGTGTAAGTGTTGATCAAAACCGGCCGGGATAAAAATTTATCTATATCATAATCTGACACATATTGTTGATCAAATGTTT